TCTATAATGAAGGTGGTATTTTTCACGGTCGCGAACAGTTAAGAAGTGGTGGTCAAACTATTCTTGATAAAGACGGTAAAACAATCAGTCTTGACAAAGAGCGCGATTTAATTTTTAGATTATTACACAATGCTCACCAACAAACAAGAAAGGGTAGTGATGTCGCTTTAGATTTCAAAAACATGAAGTTCTTTAGTGGCGGCACTAATATGACTGATAAAACTATTACACCTAAAACCAAGAAGGTTATGAATTTTAACAAGTTAAAATCAATTCAAAATATAGCAAGTTTGGTTGGTAGCGACACTAAAACCGATATGCTTGACAAATCAACAGCGGGTGAAACAGCGACTCCTATGGGTGGTCATAACTTTGACCACGCGCCCGTTGTTCCTATATTTACCAGCACACACAAAAAATTCCATTACGGTGAAGATACGAATGTGCCGTTTGTTGCAAGACCGGACGCGTTGAATGATGGTATGTTGCTTCTTGAAGACGAAGGTAATCACGCCTATAACACACTACCTAAGCAAAGATTGTTCGCTCCGCGAAATTTGAGAAGATATGTCAACCCTTCCCTTAAGCCGTTGACTACGGCTCAACAAGGAGATAGATATTATGGTGATTATGCGGAGTTTAGTGAAGGTCAAGAACCAAACCCGAATACCCGTATGGGGCAAGCGGTGAATCAAGCGATGGCTACTTCATCCGAACCATTACAGTCAACTGATGATACTATGAGATATTCGTCGCATGTTCTTGATGTCGCGCTTGACGACACTCTCATTATCAAAGACGACGGCAAACCACAACCTATCAAATTCATGCATCGCATTTTTGATTTAGAAGACATGACTCATCTGCGCGGTTTTACTGGCGATTGGGTCATAAGTCTATATCCGCATGGTGAACACATCATCGCTACTAAGAAAGATAACAAGATAAGCGCGTATAGTGTTGATGGTGAAGTTAAGTTAGATGATGTGTTTAATGAAGAAGTAAGCAAAGTGTATGAAAAAGATTTCATAGTTCACGCTATATTGCATGACGGTATCATGACAGTAATTGATTTACTCAAAACGGCTGATGAAGATACACATAACATGCCGACTAAAGACCGTATCCGCCACCTTCGCGCTCATTATGAATCCAGCGAACACATCAAGATGCCCGAACCTATCAACACAAAGCGTAGTGATGATGAAGGGTTGAAGACAGCAGTTGAAGGGTTGAGAAAAGAAAATGATATGGATATACTACTTAGAGATGCTAACGCTACATATATGAAAGGTGAACCTCGCCACCCTAAGTGGGTATTGTTAACTCAAGAAAAAATGGTTGATGTTGTCATTCTATCCGCCAGCGGAAAAAATTACACGGTCGGTGTTGGCCCACTGATGCACCCCGAAAATTACGGTAAGCGCGCACAGCAAGTTGGTGATGAACATTACATGAATGTTGGAAGCGCGAAAGGACCACGCGGGTTGAAGGTTGGAGATTTCGCTACTGTTAGTTGCACAGGTGTAAGCAGTTCTAAGAAAGATAATCCAGTCTATCGTATCCGGTCTGCTAAGATAACAGACAATGAACCACTTGCCGCTGATAGTGTTGAAACTCTCGCAATCATGTGCGGGGACCATCATATTCCCCAACAAGTCAATATGAAGAAAGGCAAAATCACTATTCTATTCCCTGCGTTTGATGATGAAGTTGTTTGTAAAACGCAAAAAGAAGATGGATATTGGTTTGTTGAGCCTCAATCTTCAATTTGGGGTAATGATTACCTTGTCAAATTAGCACGCGACCAAGAAGTGTATTGGGGTGCAAAAGCCACTTGGTTGTTGAAAAGAGATGAAGAAGAACCCGAATACGATGAGGTTGACCCCGAACCACCAGCGGGTCATAGTAAGAAACCAAAGAAGGTGCTTGAAGAAGAAGAAGAAGTTATCAAGCGTGGGTTGGAGTTGATTGAGCGCGGTCTTGAACATATTAGTAAAGAAAAGATTACAAGCACAGGAGTTCAAGGATTGGGGATGGATTATGCAACTCCCGATGAATCACCGCGAGGACCAACACAAAATATACGCGACGATACTATGCCCGACTTTGACCCTCAATCGCGAACAGATGATGAGTTGAAACCCGCTACTAAGAAAAAAACCAAGCGACTGCGAACAAGTCAAGGTGAAATCGCGCGTCTTGAAGACGATGGAGTTATCGCGATTGAGAACAGTTCCATTGATATACAATGAAATTATGTTCGTGAGCAATGGCAATTCTCGCGGCACCGTCTGTATCCAGTAACCCTATCATTTTGAAGGGTATTGGTAATGACCTTGTTGTTGCTGGATATGCGTCTGTTGAGATGGTTGACAAACAAGGCGATTTAATTACTCGCGGTGCTTTGAAAGATGCTTTTGGTAAATTTATGAAAGCAGATGGATTCCGCAATGTTCAACTTGCTCATTCTAATATTCAAGTAGGAAGTGTCATTCCTTCCTACGCAGATTCAAGTGGTCGTGTTTGGAAGTCCGAAGTGGACGACACAGGTATGTTTGTAGTTATCAAACTACGCGGCGACATAGAGAAGGCACGCGAAGTGGCTTCCGAAATCCGCAAAGGGAACTTGCGCTCGTTCTCTATTGGCGGTCAAGCATTTGAGCGCGTCAACAAGAGCGACCAAACTCGCGGTGATTACCGCGAAATCCGTCGTATGGAACTCCATGAGGTCACAATTTGTGAGAAGGGTATTAACCCCGAAGCGCAATTTAGGATTCTCAAGGAGGACACAGGTGATAATATGACTAACACAATGAGCGAATTGCAAAGCGTCCTTGAACGCTTGTCAAAGAAACTTGACGATAAGGACAAGGACAAAGACGAAAAAGACGATAAGAAAGAAGATAAAGAGTCCAAAGAAAAAGGCATTGAGGACCTTCTTGACACGAAAGATATTGACGGTGATGATAATAAAAAAGAGCCGTTAATGGAAGCGCGAAAAGACAAGAAGGAAGATGACGATGACGAGGACATGGAAGAAATGACCTATGGTGATGATATGACAAACAAAGCAGATGATATGATAACAAGCGACTACCTAATTTGGTTAGAGCAGACCGCAAAAGGCGCGGGTTTTGACCCGTCTGCGGCGCGCGACCACTTTAGCAAAGGATACGGACCGGGCGAAAGTGCATTTGATATGCGTGGACAAGGTTCTCTTGAAGGAGCAGGTGAAGACGACTCCAGTAAGAGGCCACAACCAAACTTTGGCTCCGCTCCAACAGGAAATAAGAATGTAATAAAGGGCGACTACCTAAACGCACACAATGTTTCACCAAGTGAAATAGAAGCGGCGTATGAAGTGTATAAAGCGGCGGCAATGGAACAACAATTCAAATCCGACCTTAATAACAACTTCACACAAAGGTTCCTAAAAGAACAGAAGCATGAAGAAAACGAGATTGCAAAAGCCAACTTTGATGCTCGCGCACCAATGGTTGAACTACAAAAGGCTGTTCTTGCTCTAAATGACCGCATTGATAATGTTTCTTCAACAGCAACAACAATAGCAAAGTCCGCTAACAGCGCGACTGTTACAATTCCCGAAACCGCTGAACTTGCAGACATGACATGGGACGATGTTCACAGACTTGCAAACAAAGCGTTGACAGGAGGCGATTATTAATGGCAAGAAATTATGTAAGAACAGTGCAAGACATGGAGAGGTATTACTATGGTGGTGCTTCACAAACAGGATATACTTATGGTAGCGGGGACATTTTAAAGGCAGACGCGCCTCTATTGTCCACTACTGCTGGAACATACCAAGCAATATACGGCAGAAAAGTATGGTCGCAATTGAATCAAGAATTCAATGCGTTTTCTATACTACCAAAGAAGCCGTGGGAAAGAAGTGGTTGGAGAATTCTAACTGGTCGTGCTGACTTCACCAAGGGTGGAGGAATCGCGGAGAACGGAACACTACCGGACACAAGCAGACCGGAGTTCCTACATGTAGCCGCAAAGCCAAAGACCATCGCGCACACTTTTGACCTATCCGAAGTGAGCATGTTCTTGTCCGACAAGGACGATGGTATGGGCGATGTTCGACAAGTTTTGAAAGAAGAAATGGGTAAGCATCACGCTGAACACATTAACAGAATGCTTCTTGAAGATGTTGACACACCAGTTGGAAACAACTTTGAATCTCTTGACAGATTAACTTCCGACCCCGACAAAATGACAACAGGAACAGGCCATATAAGCGCAACTACTGACCACGACATTTACTCTATCACTCGCGACGGAAGTGCAGATTTCCACAGCGCGGAAGTTGATGTTTCAAGCAGTTCAAGCACTAACAGAAACCTATCTTTAAACCAACTTGACGGATTGTTCCAACAACTATGGACTCGCGGTGGTAATCCAAAGGTTATGCTAACTGGATATGATACTCTAATGAGAGTTCAACAGTTGCTACAATCCCAACAAAGATTCATGGACAGCAAGAGAATCACACCAACCTATAACGGTGTAAAGGGTGTTCCGGGGCTTGAGGCTGGTTTCATTGTGGCTACCTATAACGGTGTCCCAATTATCCCAACCAAAGACATGCCACAAGATGGAGCAGGTTCTCTATCTCGTATGTATTACCTTGATACGGATTACATGTGGTTCCAAACTGCTATCCCAACTCAATATTATGAATCCGGTATAGAAACTGGCGACCCATTCGCGATTAACCGTCTTGGACAAGAAGGACTTTACAGAACTATGGGAGAACTATGGTGTTCTTTCTTTGGTGCTAGTGGTAGCATTCGCGATTTACAATGAGGTGATTAAGTATGGTAGCAAAAACACATAGAGGAATAACATATACAAGTAGCGCGGGTGGCGTTGATGTCCTAATGGACTTGCCACTACAAGGCGGAGTTGACCAAGATGAAACAATTTGGTTGGGTGCAAATTATCCCGGCTCTCTTGATTCATTTGAAGCAAAGCAAGTTGACAGAACCAACAAATTCAATCCACGATTGGTTGTTGTTCATTGGTCAACAGCGACAGACAATGCAACTTTGACCCTATCCGGTCAAGTAAGTGAAATCATGCACGCATCATGTCAATGGAGCGAAACTAATGCCGCACCGGGTCTATCCCAACACGCGGCTTCGGGTGTTCTAATCAATGATGGGGCGAACTTGTTAACAAGTGAAAGCACCGTAGCAGTTGATGCAGTTGACGCGACAACACAATTTAGTGTTGGTGATTTCGTGCTTGATGCAAATGGAGCAATTGTTGGAACACTAACCGCTGTTGGTGCAACATCAATTACTCTCGCGGCAAACGCAACCGTTCAAATGAACGACGACGCGCCTTTGCACAAGAGAACTCCTTTGGTCTTGACAAACACATCGGGTTCAACCGAGTCTGTGACATTACTACTAATGTTGGCTTGAGGTGATTGCTTCTGCCAACTATAACTTACAAAGGCCCACGACGCGCTGGTGCGAACATGGGTCGTTTAGGTTGGTGGACTTGGGGTAAAGCGGTTGAAGTATCGGCTGATTGGCTTGATAAGAACCGCGCCGCTGTTGACGGGGCAGACTTTGTAATCAAAGGGCATACCTTTGAAGCAGAAACAGTTGACCTTGAAAATGACGGCATCCCCGACATGGGTTGGAAGAAAGGTGATATTATGGGTTGGTGTGATGAGAACGGGGTTGAATATTCCGCGCTCTCCACCAAAGCCAAGTTGCTCGCGTTAATTGACGCGCACCTTAACCCACCCGAAGAGTCTATAACCGAAGGCGAAGAAGCACAAACAACAGGAGATGAATAATTATGGCAATAGCAGTAACATTTGACGAAAGACCTCACACATTAGGTGATTTAATGGTAGTGACAGGGCAATTTACGATTAGTGGTGGTGTATCAACAGGAGACATTGATGTGGGAGCATTTATGTCCGAAGTTTTAGGCGCGACTGTAACCGCAACAGACACAACAAGTGTATCACTTATTCATGTGGGTGGAACAACAGTTGTTGCCCCTCACATGTCGGGTAACGACAAAAGTGGTCATTTCATGGTCTTAGGTAAGAGATAAGGTGAGTCACCTTGTCAACTTCTAAAGTGTTTGAATTTACCCCTAATGAGGCAACTGACCTTACCACATCGGGTGGTGTGATGGGAGCAATAGGAATATATATTGCGACTAAAACAGTTGAAAGCATTACATCTTACACGATGCAGGGTAATCTCTATGTCATAGTCATCACCTCATGAGGGTGAGCGACATGGACATACAAGAACTCCGACGACTTGAGAAACAGGGCTGGCATAAAGCCGAAGAGTCAATGGTCAAGACCGATGAGCGCGATAAGTTGAAAGGCGTTGTAAAGCGTCAAAACATGAAAACGCGCAACATACGAGATATTGTCAACATTGGTTCGGGAACGCGATGCCGTTTTTGCGGTATGCTTCACTTCTGTTATCTTGAGCGTTGTGGTGCTTGTAAGAAACCGATGGACTACAATCTCGCGAAGACAGAAGAGGTGATTTAATGCCAACAGTATTTCAAACAGGGGAGCGCGAAGGAAGACCTTTATTCCCCGATAGACTATACTATACTTCTCCACAGAAGGTTGCGGACATATTACAAATCCCCTTCCCCGACCCTGTTCCTATGTATCAAAACAACTCAAACACGCATGTTTTCATATCAGCGAGGGATTACCGATTAGTCGGTTTTGAAGTGGGTGACACAATTGAACTTACTTCGGACAACGAATTTCCTCATGAATGTGTAATAGCCTCAATAGCCGCCGCCACTTCCGGTAGCAATAGATTTGTCGCGTTAGAAATGTCACCCGGTTGTGGTGTCACATTTGATATAGCAGACAACGCGGAGGTTCAAAGTCTTCAATCATTCACTAATGGTAAGCGTAAAGGTGTTACAAAAAAACAAGTTGAAACTCTTATTATGCGAACACAAGACAAGATAGACAACTTGACAAACAATTCTTGGCGACCTATGTTGCAGACTGCTGAATATATTAATTTTGATACTTACAAACCATATCGTCGCAGATACTATACAGATTATGTTGGTTCTGTTCCTTTGATGTTCCGCAATGCTCAACAAATACTGCGACTTGAAATATGGCAGGGTGCTGATTATCGCGAGATAGCCGCGGCTGAAATACGATTGAAAGTTAATGACTTCACACAACTAACTGCTAATACAGATAAAGTGTTTTTGTGTCCGGGTGGAGGTGGTGTAGCAACATTGACTGTTGGTGATGGCTCTTCTAAGTTCCGCGCGCAATTTGACAATGTAAGCACAGCACAGCAATTATCCGACCTCATCAACAAAGATTTGCGCAAGGGTAAAAGTGCCACAGAATTTAGTCCGTCATTCATATTAGAAGATGCGACAGAAACAGATGGAACAATAACAGCAAATGTGCATCATGAGTTTATGGCATCCGCTAACGCAGATTATGGCGGCGGTCAAGTAAAAATTACTTCTATGCGTCGTGGTGAAGCGGGTGAAAATTCAACTTACGCTTGCACATCTTCCGGTATTACATTCTCCGGCGCGACTGATATTAACACAAAAATATCAACGTTTGATAATATAGGCGATACGATTACTGTTGAAGACATCACAGGGTTTGTTCCATTTGGTATCATCAATGTAGGTAATGGGTTTGCGCGCTATACAAGTATTACAGGAAACACACTTAACGGTATTACCGACCTTGGGGGACCAACGCACATACATACAGCAAACAGTAATGGTGCTACTATTACGCAAAAGAAATTCAAGATTGATTATGTTGGCACGACCACAGGTGATGAAGCAAGACTCCGCGATTGGTGGGCTGATTACGATTTAGGGATTATATATTTTAACAACTCTTACCCCTACTTCTCATGGAACGCCGTCAAAGTATCTTATGTCTATGGTGAGCGATATGTTGAGAAAGCAATTGAGGATATATGCACTAAGTTGGTTGCAATGGATTTGATACTGGCAGACGACCGAAGCGTGCTACTACCCGAAGGAACACAAAATGTGGACTTGGGTAGCAAGTATCAACTATTCAAAGCGCAGGTGGCTGAAACACTACCGCGCTATACAGAAGTAATGACGGTGTTGTGATAATATGAAGCCAATGAAAGAAGCATGGATATTTTTGAAAGCCAACCCAAGAATGCTTGATAGCGAAGGACAAACTGTTCCCCCTGCGGTAATGAACTATGCGAATCTTGATTTATTGATGGACCCTGTTGGTCATGGTTTTTATGGTGATGGCGACCGCGAGCATGGTGTTTCTCGCGAAATGGAAGCGTTGCGAGAAGGCAACCACCCCGATTTTTTTAACGATGAGCGTTATTTACAAAGAAAAGTATTAGACTCAAAAAGAAGAAGTGCTAAAGACCATGTGAGCGAACAAATGAAGGACAACCCCGATTACAACGATGAGCCAAGACAATCAATTCAAAGAATGCCCCGGTGATAGTATGAAAGATTTAATCAAGAAGGCTATCGGACAGGCTCTCGCAGAACCTATCAAACAGGCGCGTGAAATGTCTATTTTCAATGATAGTGGCCGAGTCTTTCTTGATGCAACAGCGAGTCTTTACGGAGCGGCAGTCAACAGTGAAGGAGAGTTAATTGACGCGAATGGAAAAGTCATGGACGAAAAACACCCCGACTATCAAAATATTATCAACGCGGCGAAAAAACAAGCACGCGCACAATCAAGTATAGGAAGTGATTTGATTGGCTCTTGAATCTGTTGAACTAATCAAAGGTATTCTCACCAATGGTTGGAATCGCGGCAACACAGACCAGCGAACTCCTATCATTGATGATATTACAACTGTTGAGGCTGGGCGTGGTAAGCGTCTTGACCTTACTCATAAAGATGCTATACTGCTGTATGAAACTGTTCACAATGAAGAACAGCCGGAAGTGTTCTATGATTTTGTCCACACGCGAATCAATATCACGGTTGATGCGCGAACAATGAGCGGGAGGAAGCATCTCATGAAGATGGAAGATGAGATTCGGCGTATCGTGCATACCCAAAGAAAGGGCGATGGTGCGAATTTTGACCGATTACTCTATAAGATGCGGACTGACCTCTCCGACCGGACAAAGAGGTTGCACAGGATGACCTTCCAAGTGGAAATAGTTATCTTTAGTGAACTCATCGCGTGAAGTAAGGCGGACAGATAAAATGGCATCAACAGTGTATAAAGGCGACATATCCGAAGTGACATTCGGTAAAGAATGTGGATTAGCATTAAAGCATGGTGGCTTCGGCGCACTTCAATTCGGAACCAATGCGACTGGAACAGTAATTACATTCAGCGGCGCGAATCAAGGTTTCTTTGACGGCTCATCTAATTTGAAATACCCTGTTGGTATGCTCGTCGGCTCTCAACTTCGCGTTAATGGTGCTGGTAATTTTACTGACGATGACAACGCTACGAAAGGCCATGTCTATACTATCGTTGCATACAGTGGCGCGACACTTACC